ATTAAATCTCTTGTGCTTTCACCCCAAGGATCTATACCTCCATCTCTGAAAAATTGTATTAATTCTCTATAACCCTTAAGTGACTTAACCATAAATTTAAGTCCTTTTTCCAATCTTTCGTTGCCTTGGGTTTCAAGCCTATCAATGATGATACCATATTTGGTCATCGCTTGTTTTTGTTCTTCCTTTGAGTTCTTATAGAAGTTTCTATCTTTTAAATCTCCTACCCAACAGAAAGCAACAAAACTTTCTTTCTTAATAACCTTACCTTGTCCGGGGATTTCTTTTATCTTAAATACTGAGTTTGTTCTGTAATCAAACTCTACGGCAACTATATATTGTTCGGGGTCACCACCTTCTAGGAAGGATTTAATTTCTTCTTGGTCTAACATTTTTTTATTATATTTGGTTTATTCGCTACCGTATTAAACGGCATTTACCTTACTTGGTAAGTATATTCCAAATATATTTAAAAATCAATCACAACACGGGAATGAGATTGTGTAGTTATCGTCAAAAGACACATCATCAATGGCAAAACTATCAAGTATATTTACATATAACTTATCATTAATAGGTAGATAAATAACCCCATCACCACTAACAATCATAAATTCAGCTGAAAATCTACCTTCTTTGGCGGTATCTCTTTTAGTAAACTGATAATAAACATAGTACTCGGTATCACCTTCGTTATTCACCTCACCGACAACAGTGGCCGATTTAGTTGATATTTTCGGTATTTGTGTTTCGGTATTGATCATGGAGAAAAACACGGAAGATTCAGACAAATCTGAATAACCCTTTTCAAAATCACTTCTACCGTCCTTATTAACTTTAACTTTTAAGGTGGGTAAAGTTGCGTTTTTCTTAATGAACCATTCCATATGTTTTTATATAATATATTATTTATTTTTGAAAGTATTTCTCAATTCTTTTACTTAATCTAACTCTTGGGTCGTTTTCATTTCTACCTAATTCTTCGTATTTTAAAACGAAACCGAAACTCAAAAAAACTCTTCTTGAGTTAAACTCATTTGTCCAATGTTTATATAAAGAGGCTTCGAATCCGTATAAATCTGTTTCCTGAACTTTGATTGACTCTTTATCTAAGAACAAATCATAATCTTCAGATAAGACACTTATGTTACATTTGTAGTTAATATAACCATCCATCGCCGCATCGTAATGTGGATTTACCTTACCACCCTTACCCATATCAACCGCTTGTAAAAAAATATTATCTTTTGGGAATCCAAAAGAGTCACTTATACGGTCAATTATGTTATTAATAAATTCGGGTAAAGGTTCTTTAGAAACGTCAGATATTGATTGGAAATTTGTTATGTAGTTCGTTAGAGTCGTGTTGGATATATCAAATATATAAGATTTACCATTTAATACTTTGGATAGTTCACTTAAATGATGATTAGCATCATTACCGTTATGACTAACGGAGTCTATCCAATTTACTATTTGGTCTGATTCATCTTTAGTAATGAATTTTTTTATTACCTTATATGTTTCCGTATTTTCCAATTTTCTTTAAGTTGTGTTTCGCTAAAAATTCTTTGGGGTTCATCGCCTCAATTATTGTTAATTCCGCAGAATCTATCATTTGTTTAGCCTTTTCTTCGGGAACCGCCATAACACATAATTTATGAGTTGCCGGTAATTCTCCTGTTGGTGACAAACTTATTTTTAAGATGTTGTCATTTTTCATTTTTTCTCTCGCTTGTGAAACTTTAGATTCTTCACATAGTATACAGATTCTCATAATTTTTTATTCATTAATATTTTTTATTGTTAGTGTATCACTCGAATCGTAATATGATAATCGTTTGTTTCCTCCTTGTCTTTCAAAAATCTGACAAGTGTAAGTTTCATAAACAGATGGATTAACACTAATACCTGTAACAGTAATAACAACATCATCAGCCGGAGTCGCTCCACTTATTTGAGTCCCTAATATCGTTATTGTATTACCGGTTTGGTATAATCTACCATCAGAAAATCCACTAACACCTATTACCGCTCCACCCGAAACCTCAACATCAAAAGTTGCTCCTGTACCAATTCCATTTGTAGTGCCAGATAAATCAGTATAAACGGCATCAGTTCCGGTTGTCCCATTAGCAACATATGTAACCCCTGTTATGTTTCCATAATTTGTTGTAAAATCAGTGTTATTTATAACTGTGTTAACAATGTTCCACTGAAAATAATCTCCTATGGTGTTGTTCTCAAAATTATCAGGGATAGAGTTGTTATAAGCATATTCACCAACGGTGTTATATCGAAAATTATTTCCTATTTTATTTCCTTGGGGGTCTGAATTTCCGTAACCAAAATTATCCCCTATTGTGTTATTATAAAATTCATTTCCAATTGTATTACTATAGAACCAGATTCCAATAAAGTTATCATAAAAATCATACCCAATCGTATTATTCTTGAAATAATCCCCCATTGTATTAGTATTGAAATTACCTTTAATTACATTTTCACTCACTTCACCCAAAAAGTTGTTACTATTTATGTAAGGTCCAAAGGTGTTACTAAAACAACTACCGGTAATTTCGTTTGACGCAAACGCCCAATCTGTTTTATTTAGATAGAAAGTACCATAAATCATATTACCCTTAAACTCATTGAATATTTGATTATCGTAAAAGTCGTCATATATTGTATTATTTTGAAATTGTTCGCCGATTCTATTTGAAGATGTATCTCCACTTATTTGATTATTATTAAAACCAAAACCAATTTCATTTTTATAGAACTCTTGCCTAACAGTATTTGAAGCAAAATAACTTTGAATCGAATTTCTATAAAAATTAAAGGTATCTAGACTAACAAAATCACCTATGATATTATCTTGAAAGTTATTATCTATAATATTATCATAAAAACCGGAATATATTGTGTTATTATTAAAATAATTACCAATTCTATTATCAGCAAAATCAGTACTGTTTTCAGTAAATAATTTATTACTATGAAAATTGTCTCCAATTTGAGTACTATCCAAATTAGCGTTTATAATGTTTCCGTAAAAATAATTACCAATAATACAGTTATCAATATCATTTGTTGATGCATTTTCGTAACAATAATCACCCCATGTGTTGTTTTGATTATCTGTACCAAAAGTGTTATTATAACAATAATCACCAAATTTATTACTTTCGTACTGACCCTCTAAAAATACGTTGTTGGCCAAGATAAATGTGCCAGAACTTGTATTAGTGTAATTATTTGCAAAATTCCCTACGTAGTTATTTTTAGCGTAGTCTGATGCTATCGCATCACCAAATGTTGTATACTCAATAAAATCATCTGTTTTAACATTTGTTTTTTTATAATTGAAATATCCATCACTATCATTAGTTTCTTCAACGGCTAAATAAAACGCCGAACCCGCACCCGCAGTCCCTATCGTATCACCAGAAACCGTCATATTGGTATTACCCGTGATACTCACAATTTCATAATACAAATTTGTGGCGGGAATATAAACAACATTTCCTACCGTCAAAGATGAAAATGATGTGTTAACACCACTAACCGTACCATTACTTAATAATTCTATAGTACCATTTAAAGGTTGGTCATTTCTGTATGTATATAAACGATATCTTTTGAATTCAATGGTTCTATGGTCGTAATCTGTTCTATTATTAAACTCGTCAATTCTTTCAGTAATTCTACCATATGCTACTCCTTGCGTTACTTCGGTAGCACTAAAAGTCCAATCATATTGAATTTTATCATTAGGGTATGACGGTTGATATGCAAAAGTACTAATAGTATTAGCGCTAGTCGCAAAAACCATAATAGGCTCAACGGCAGATTCCTTATAAGTACCGTTAGTTATCGGATTATTATCAATGTCAAAATCTGGTTGGTCATAACAAGTACGATAGTCAGTAATAGTATAAAAAGTGCCGGGTGTTAATGTCGCCCCCGTTATACCATCAACAAGTTCAGAGTAAGTTACCTCAATAACCCCACCACCATTACTAGTGAATGCCGAGTATGCTGCGTGATATGTAACCCCACTTAATTCTACGGGGAATAATGTATTTGATGTTAGTGTTTCAAGTAAGGTTAGTTCACCAATTGTTTTTCCTGTTAACATAATTTTTCTATTTTATTATAAATATCATTTATTTGTTTAATTATTTAGCAACCACCTGAAAATGTTAACGGGAATTGACATGAGAAGGCAACCCCACCACCAGCACCCGTAAATACATATGTGTATGTTCCATCAGATGATACAATACCAACAAAACTCGTTGACCCAATATTATCTGTTATAGTGTCGTTTACCCGTATTTGTAAAGTTTCTGAAGTCTGAGTTAATTTAAGTGTATTAGTGTTTGTGTTTGTATCCCCATTCCATAGAGTAGGAACAACTATTTGACGAACACAATTCGGGGTTAATGTTGGTGTTGGGGTAGGTGTGTTAGTTGGTGTTTCTGTTGGTGTAGGTGTGTTAGTTGGCGTTTCTGTTGGTGTAGGTGTATTGGTCGCAGTTTCCGTCGGTGTTATAGTAGGAGTTACCGTATTAGTTGTCGTTATAGTTGGTGTAGGTGTTGGCTCAATTGGAACCTCAGAACTTGTTATTGTCGGAGTTACGGTAGGTGTTATAGTATTTGTCGGAGTTGTCGTTGGGCTAGGTGGTGGGGTATCAATAAATTTCAAATACATACCCTCCCCAACCTTAATATATGTTTCAGGATCAGCCAAAATGGCATCATCAATAAATTCGGGGTCAACAAACTTTAAATAGAAGTTATTACCAACAGATATATATTCGTTTTGAACTCCCGTTAAAATCGCGTCATTAATATTTTGGTCTTGGGGTTGTGTAAATATTGCCTCTTCTTTTATTGTTGTATATCCTCTAATACCAATAGGGAATATTTCAACACCGGTGAAAGTATTTTCTTGGGTTAGGTTATTATAATCCACATCAGGTAAGATTATAGTAATCGTTCCGAGTTTTTTACCCACATTAATAGTAACACCGGTGGTGACCACAACGGTATCTCCCGTTACAGTGTTAAGTGTATGTGTGAAATTAACGGTGGTTGTATAATCTAATTTCTTATTAGCGGTAAATATATAATTAATAATGGTAGATCCAGAACTAATAACCGCAGTTAAATTAAGATTAAGAGCATCATTAATATCATCCGCTCCTTGACTTTCTAATACATTAATATATAACGGTTCTCTTATTGGTAAAATTAAAGTTCCAGCTTCGTTTCTTAATGTGAATTGACCCTCAAATCTACCCGCATAATTTAGATGTTTCTTTTGGAATTTAAAGTAGATATAGTACTCAACCGGTGTATTTGGGTCAAGAAATGTTTTTTCAACAAATCCTGCCGGTTCCATGTGAATCTTACTAACACCGGTGTCAGAATCAACCATTGAAAACAATAGGGTTGATGTCTCGATAAAATCCATAAAACTTTGGTAGTCGTTTCTTCCGTCTTTGACTACCGCCATCTTTAATATGGGTAGAGTGCTATTTTTTTTTATATTAAATTCCATTAATCCAAGTATACTATTTTATATTTAGGTTTAATCATCCTTTCCAATACAACAAATTTGGTTCTAATTGGGAATCCTAAAACCAAAAATTTTCCATCATCCGAATAACTAGATGTTATTATCTCATAATTATCCCCAATTTTTTGTAAAATAAATTCTATATAATCAAATTCAACTTCATCTTCATTATCCTTTCTTTTTTTTACAAAAATCACCCTATTTTTTGATGGATCATCAAATGAACTTTCAATTTTTGATATATTCTTTTTAAATAATTGTATGATTAATTCGTCAGGTACACCAACTCTATATTTTTTACTATGAGCAACCTTATCAAAAAAAATGTCTTTTATTGTTTCATAATTTTCATCACCATGCCTTTCAAACCATTGATGGTACGATGATAATAATTTTATTTTATTATCACCAATATAACCATTCCATTTTAGTTTTGAAAATTTTCTCTGTTCTAAGACGATTTTTTTTACCGAATCTAATAATCTCATACAGATAAATATACGGTATAACAAAAATGGGGACAAAAGTCCCCATTTTATATTTTACCTAGCGGTAGGAATTTCAACCTGTGTCGGATTTCGCCAGACACGCTACGGATACTTTCGATCGGTAGTATCTACCTTTTGTTTTACAAAGATATAAATATTTTTTGAATCTACAAACTCTTTATAAAAATAAATCTAACATTCTTTTCTTAATGACGCATCATAATGTTCAAACCTGTTATGGTCAGTTGGTGTTAACATCAGAATCGCGGGTTTTATAACCCCCTTAACCGTTTCTTGGAAAATGAATGACATAATGGTTTGTTCGTACGGGAATTGGAATTTGGTGTCAATGAAACACTTCTTATTACCATCCTTAGACATTATCTGAGGCCAATTACAATAGAATACATCACCCGTCGCGTAAGGTAATCCCTCAAGCGATTGTATTGTATCGTATTTAGTTCTTGGTGAATTTGGGTCTAATCCTTGTACCGGTAATTTTTGGTTATCAGGCCATTGTACTTGTCTGAACGCTTGTGGTACATTGTACCACGCCCATTGAGTGCCATTGTCTCCAAAAAACTCGGAGTAGTTCATCTTAATGAAATCGAACTTTTCCTTATTCATTAACTTGATTAACTTGTCATATAGATTAAACGAGTATCTACTGAACCCGTTTCTACAATAACCCGTCTTATCATCACTAAAGAACATATCATCCTCAAAGAAGAAATAGTATTTATGGTTACTATCGTTAAAATGTTCGGCAATCCATTGTCTTCCTCCTGTAATACCGATATTATCTTTCTTTATATGTTCAAATCCGTAGGCGGTACATAGAGCAACATATTGATCCGTTGTACTTAAATCTGTTGAGTTATTTAATAGATATTTTTTTGGTTTATCAATGAAGTTTTTATCATAAGACATCATTGAATGTATTAATGTCTTGAATTGATTTGGTGAGTTAAATCCTATAACATATAATGCCGTCTCTTCCATTGGAAGTGATTCATTAATTATTCTGTCTAACTTAGGTAACTCTACCGGTCTGTCGGCATATGAATTGTTTTTTACGTCCTCTTTTAGTTCCCAATCTTTAAGTTTTTCGAAGAATGGCCAAACTAAACCGTCTTGTCCTATGGAAAAATTATATATTAAGTTTTCGTGTTTATGTGAAACTATTGTGAAAACGCTTTCCTCGGTACCCATTAATCCCGATTTTAGTGTGTCACTCAAATAATAGTAATACAATCCGTTTATTTCGTTTATTCTTTTTTTCTCACCACCAAAAAAACCACCTCGACAAACATATCTAACATAATCAGTATTACAATATTTCGCCATTCCATCTCTATTAAACCCATGTATTTCATTACCACCCTCATAAGGGTAAGTCAAGAAAATAAAATCATTGTGGTTTTTTGTGAAATTAGGTAATTTATCTAAAACATTATTGTGAGTAAAATATCCGTAATGAACCGTATTTGTTATTCCAGCATCAATCCAAAAGAAATAATCACTACCGAAAGGATCCCAAATCGTTACGTTATTTAACATAAACATCTTACTCATTACAAGTGGATTATACCCCGATAACTTAGCCTGAGGAGATTCTGATAACCAACTTGCTTGGGATAGCCATTCGGGTTTTTGTCTTATTGATTCGGTTTCATTAGTAAAACTAAACCAAGATTTAAGTTCATCCAAAGACATGAAATTAATAACCGTATTTTTTTTACTCCTAACACTCCAAATAAAATCTTCATCCGACTTATCCGCAAAAATATACATAGGTATATCTGTTTTTAATAATTCTCCGAACTTATTAAGATAATCACTATAATTTCTTTTAAATCCTTCAGAAATTTCACCTCTACCTAAATCCCAAAGAGCGGTTACAATAGTGGTACTATTATTTTTAATAATGTTTTCCACTTCAACACTCAATTTAACATCATCTTTTTTTTTATCTACTATATTTTCAATTATGGAATCTCTATTATTCCTAATTAGGTGTAAAAAATAATTTTCAGGTAATGGACGCTCACCCGTTTCGATATATATAACCTCATTTTTGGTATTAGTAAAAATACCATAATCAAACCTTAAACAATAAGGGTTAGTGGTTGGGTATCTTTCCAGAAAATTAAATAACGTTAAATCTTCTTGTAGATGAATTTCATATTTATTACCATAATGTTCTCCTTGCGGTGATTCAAACGGTACACATATTATAAAATCAACCGAAGTTAATTTATTTATTAATTCAATTGATGACTCTACTGATATATGTTCCAACACATCACCAATTATAATTAAATCATAACTGTTGAAATCAATATTAAGTAGTGTTACATCACCAATAAAAACATTTTGATACTTATCCTTTAGTTTGTATTGTTCTACGTAGTTCTCAAATACCTCAACACAATCAATATTTAAATATCCCTCCGGTTTAAGCATATCAGAGTAAGTTCCAATTCCCGCCCCAATATCTAATATTTTTATATTTTTATCGTATTTTTTTAATATATGGTCTTTTGTTTCTTGTTTAAAATAATGTGTACTTGTTGGCATAATTTATAAGATACTTGGTTTAATTATTTTTTAGTTATTACGGAAGTAACACTTTCTTTAAAATCAGGGGTTCTTGTCCAAATGATAATATTTTCTATATTATCATTAATATAATTTTTATTTTCCTCGGAAATGTGGTTTGAAATTATTTTTTTATTTTCATTAAAATTATTTAGCATGTCTAAAGTTGTAATAATGTCGTCGTCATTTTTGTATTCTTTTTTTAAAGACGTGTGTAAATCTTCTATAATATAAACCCCACCATTTTTTAATTCTTTAAAGAGTAATCCAAAAGGCACTTGTTGTTGTTTCATTGTATGACCACCGTCATCAATAATCAAATCAAATTTGATGTTCACCTCTTCTATGAATTTTTTTACCCCTTGTTCATTTGTTTGGTCTAAAACAAAAGTTTTTATTTTTGTATTTTCTTTTATTTTGTATGTACTATCCGTACCATAAATTGTCGCCTCAGGAAATACTTCACACAACATTTCTAAAAAGTCATCCTTTATACCCATATGTAGGATATTTTTAGAGTCGGTCATTTTTTCAAAAAACTCATTATATAATTTCATATAACCATGATTAATTTTATCCGTATGGAATTTTTGAAACTTTACTTCCATATCTGACCAATTTTTTGGTTCATAAAATTTAGGTTGTATTTTTAGTAATTCGGGATTATTACATCCCGTATTTTCAATACTAGAAGCACATCTTAAAATAGGAAACGTCACGACTCCTTGATTTTTATCCCACAACTCTTTTGTTTCAAATAAATAATTTTCTTTTTCATATGGGACAGAATACATTTTTATATTTTTATCCCTAAAATATCTAGAAATCAGAACATCGTCAGAAAGAGTTTTACCTAAGTATTTTGAAAAGAAGCTATTGTCGAATAGTTTTTTCTTATATGACGCAGATTTATAGTGTTGTAGAAAATGTGTTTGAGTTATTTCAGTAACACATATAATCCAACTATCTCTTAAGTCGCCATATTTTGGTTTCTCTGACCCTCTACCATCATAACAAATAACCGAATCAACCAATTCTTTTTGATATTTTTTATGTTCAGTGACTAAATCAGGATGATAAATTAAATCGTCATCTACCACAATTACTATTGTTTCTTCATCAGTTAGTCTTTGTATTGTTGGTACGAATTTAGTTGGCGGACCAAAATCTTCAGTCCTAAAGATTTTTAATTTTGGGTATCTTAATTGGTATTCATCAACCCATGCCGGTATTATATAGTCAGATCCATTTACTGCGTACTTTTTTGGTATGTTAAAATGGACTTCATAATTTTTATCATTTTGATTTAGTAACGATTTTAAAACCAATTTTAAACCTTCCTCATTTTCATTTAATAATCTTTCAGGTACAGTGGTTAACGATATGACCGCTTCAATTTTTGATTCACTCCCATGATTCATTTTAACTTCAATATACCCCTCACTAAATTTTGAATTGACTTCATTTTTTATTTCAACTCTTAAGTTATTAAACTCCCTTATTTTTATCGCCCTTCTACCTACTTCTTCTAAACCTAAAATATGTTCATTTTTTTTTCTTATGTCAGATTCTAAGTCCCAAATTTTACCATTCATTTCATATAAACCATTAATAAATGGGTCTACACCATCATAATTTTTAATGTGACTTAATAATTCATTAATCTCATTTTCATTGCTTAAACTAAGTCTTTCATTTTTTAATTTACAAATAGTATATCTATCTATAATATCACCGATTGGCATTTTCATAATTTCAAATTAATTTTCGTTTATAAAAAAATCATTATAATTTTTTGTAAAGGTTATTTCTTGGATAAAGTTTTTAGTTGTTTGTCTAACTAAATAAACGAAAAATGAACTATTACCTGTGTATGTTATAACATACTTAGATTTTGCGTGAATCCATAGCGAAGCAATGTAAAATTCACACCAATTTATAATGTCGTGTTTTTGTTTAGGTATTGGTGGGTAATTGTCGGATGAATCTTTTAAACTAGTTTCTTCAAAGAAAATCGCACCGAAAGCTTCACCAAAAGTTTTAACAACCCCGTTATTTTCTGACTGTATTAATATTTTTTTAGGTTTTTCTTTTTCCGCAATCTCTCTAAATTTTTTCATATACGCTCCAGCGGAAACATAATTAAACCCGCCAAAATCAGTCCATTTATCGGAATCTCTGTAAATTATTGAAACCCTATCATCATCCAAGGAATATCTATTTAATAGATAATCAATTCTATCAACAATAGGTTTATTAATATTAAAGTATTTTTGAAAAAACGGGTTATAGAACTTTATGTATTTTTCAGAATAAACCGTATGATGGTCGTCGGGACTTAACGGTACTGGTAATTCTTCATCAAAATTAATTTCAATATCGTTATTTATATGAAAAAAATGATGATACAAATCAAAGTTTTCTTCATTTTTAAATTTAGCCATCCCTTTTTTACAGTCAATTATATCAGGGGTTTTTCCAAATTTTCTGTAAACGGTCATTATTGAGGTTAGTAAGAGTGTAAATGTGGAAAAAAATCCATAGTTCTTTATATCCTCTCTCGCGGTTAATTTATTTTCTATATCGTCATAATCATAACCATACAAAATATTTTCATGTATCATTTTAATATAAATTTCCTGTAATTCTCTCACACCACCCCTTAGATGTTGAGTATGGCCATACCACCCAATACTTTGGTTTGTGTGATGTTTGGAATTCTCTCCAAACTTTACAATATCCATCAGGATCATTTTTCATCATATTTATTTCACCGACATCAGCATCTTTTCTAAAGATTGTTTCATCCTTTTCATCGTGGAAGGCAACAACCCAATATTCATAATCAGTTTCAGGAACTTGAGTATATCCGATATCAATACAATGTTTGAATATTTGAGCGAAACTATTTTTCCAATCCTCCTCGTTATCAAATGAGTAAGGGTTTGGTGGGTAGTGCTTATCTATTGTATATTGTTGTATTGCTCTTTTTTCAAACAATAGACCTGAATATTTTTCATAATCTCTTAACGTTCTTTCAGTTCCGAAACCATAAGGTCCGAACTCAAGTTGACTGTAGGTTTCTCCGTCCATTGAAAATAGTTTTCTATTTTTTAAATGTGACAGGTTATTTTTTGTACCCCAATCTTTATCATCATCCCACTGCTTTGTTCTACCTTTTCTTGTGTATTCGTGCCAAATTAATACTTTGTGTGGGTGAAACAAATCGTAACCGTGAGTGTATGCTCTTGCCGCGATTGAGATTTCTTCTCCGTGGAAATAGTAGTCAGGATCGTGTTGAACGTCTCTAGCGAATTCTCCTAATGTAAAACAAAAGTGAGCTGAGTAAAATCTTGCGGGAACAGGTTCTTTTAGACTTTTCCAATGTGGGATTGTTTCAGGTAGGAAGAAAACGGCACCTTCGGGTATAAATCTATCAAAAACCATTCTCCAAGGTTCAGGAATTCTTTCCGCAGGGTCATTTTCGGGATTAAAAGATGAAACATATCCAGTAAGTAAAGGTTTTTTATAACCTTTTTTCTGAAGTTGTTTTATCATTTTTATCATTTCAGAATCCCAATTCTTTTCAAACCTCATATGTGAGTCTATTTGTAATGTATACTCCTCACCATCGTATAATTGTTGTATTTGATTTCTAGCCCAACAAGCTCCTTTAGAATCGTAACAATCTATTTTTAGTTCTTTGATTCTTTTATCGTATCTATATTCATTAACTAAAGGAAATTGGTCATACTTGTCTAATTGGTTAACAACACCAAAAACCAAATTTTTTGGGTTTTTGGCGTTGTTAATTGCTGAGTCAATTGTTTTATATAATTCTGGGTCTCTGTAAGAGGCGATTTGGATAAAAATTTTCATAGTTTTTTTTTTAAAAAAATACAATATAAATCATAAATCTAAAGGATTATCGCAACATTTTTTAATATCACTAATTTTAGTGTTATTTATTTTTGTTTTTAAAAAATTTCCGTATCTACTGAACATTTCATCAATTGATATAGTTTCATTAATTATTGGGAATGGTCTTTTTATATCAACCAAATAATCACCTGAAATAGTTTTCCAAAAACCAATAATTATTATTCTTTCATTATCAAAATAAAATTCGTCGTTGGTATTGAAAGTCATTCCAGAGTAATTTAAGTTTTGTGTATAATTCATAATGTAAAAATTTTAAGTTTATTCGCATACAATCCCTGTACATACATTTACTCTAAGAAACGCATTTTGTGACGATTCAGGGCATCCGTTAAATTTCAATGTTTCAGTACCATCGCTATTTCGAATCCATATTTGTATCCATGCTCGGTCTTCATGACATTGACCATCATCCTCACCACCTTGATTTGCATCATCCCCGCATCCGTCTCGGCAACATCTATCTGGTGGCATCCAACATTGTAAAACAAAATTAACACAAAAGTCATTAGTTTGACTTGCGATATATTGTGCTTGAGCTTCGCTAATATATCCTTCAGAATATCTGTTATAATTATAGAGAGCTCCCCAAATCGGACCAGCAGTTTGTCCTGGTGGGTAATTAAAGTCATCTCTACATCCGTTCCAAAGCTCATTATTTTCATTAAAAATATTTTCTCGATAACACTGGGTACCACAATTTGGTGATGGTTGCTGACTACAAGAGTTATTTATTGACCAAGTTTTGGTACCCCACAAGGGTTCAAGACAAGTTGGTGTTGTAGGTTCAAGAATCATCCCATTAACTTTCATGATGAATCTTGCTCGTAAACAAACATGACTTTGAACAACACCAGGACATGGGCACCTTTGGTCTAGAGGTGCACCACTTTCAAAATGATTATACCTATAAACAACTCTCATACCGGTCAAACAAGACAGAATCGATGGTGGTGATGGCGTTACTGTTGGTGTTGGTGTCGGTGTTGGTGTCGGTGTAGTTATTAACGAAAGTCCGGTTAAATCAATCTCTAAACAACCGTATTTTTGATTAAGGGTTGTATTAGTTGTTCCATCCATTGAAGTAGTTACCATTGTTAATGAGAAATCTTGTGGGTTACAATAACTAACTAAAAATAATTTAAGGAAACCGCTGCTGGCCGGTGCTGCAACGTATATGTTTTGATTATAACCAACAAACCCTCTATAATCTAATCCAGGTAATAAAAATTCTTGTGTTAGAGTTCCCGAACTATTGTATTCTCTCATCCAATATCTAGAAGTTACCGTATTAAAAGACAATGTTAAATATCTACCAGTTGTTGATTTCTTTATATCGTCTATTCTAAATGGATTAGCGTTTGATATAATCAGAGTGTGATTCGCAATATTATCTAACCCATTTAGTGGGGATTGCCAAACCTCAGAGATACCATTACCATCTTTAACATAAATGATATTATCATCATCTAACGAAAATACAAATCCTAATGAAGTTGTTGTAAACCAATTTGGCGGAAACGATATACTACTTGCCGGTTGTGATACGGATAAAGGTGATAAAAAATTGCTAACTCTAAGAGTATTTGATGTTGATTGTGGTTTCATAATCATTTTATTGGCAGAGACTGATAAAAAGAACCCATACATTCCAACTGTATTCGTGTCACTATCTATTGTTTGCATATTATATATGAAAGCACCGCCGGAAGCGCCGCCGACATAAACCACACAATTTGAGCAACATAATGATTGTTGTGAAGCCAATAAATCATTACAAGCATTATTTGTTTGACTCGGTATAGATGGAACACTATCCCAAAGAGTATAATTATCCAAAAGGGGAAGTCCGGATCTAGTGATCGACCAACGTTCAAAAACATAACAAAATCCTCCATAATAAAAATAACGTATACCGGTTATATTTTGATATGGTAAAATCAAAACAACTTCGTTATAAGTTGGGTTTTCACCGGCATTACAATTGCATGATTGGAATACCGCATAGTAAACAGGTGTATAAGTTACAGTGGTTCCAGTTGTTGTTGTTAATTCACAAGGTTTAGCTCCGTCACAACTTTCCCCCCTAGTATCAGGATAGTTAGGGTAGTCACAACAAGATACGATTAACCTCCAATAAGAGATGCCTGTTGGATCTGGACCTGTCACTGTAAATGGTCCATTACAAGATGTTCCCGCTTCTCTTGTAATCCAAGGTCCTGAAGGTGATAAAGCATACTCAACATCAATATCACAACATGTTCCACAATTAGGTGAGTTGAATCCAATTTCATAGATGTAATTATCTCCTTGGTTATCCATACCAATAAAATCTACTGTTATGTCAGGAACGCAACAACAATCTCCAGGAGCCTCAGTATTAATACACGACTCACATTGATTTAACCCATAAACAGTACTCAATGTTGAGAATATTACATTAGAAGGATTTGCGGTTGCCACTCTAAGAAATTTCCAACAATTTCCATAAGGTGCTGATAAACCGAAAACAGTATTCACATTATTAATAATTTGTAAATACTCAGTAGAGGTTAATCCGGAAAGTTGGATAACTCTTTCTTCGTTGGTGCAACAATTTGTTGCAGCAACTCTTAATTCATTCGGAAATGAAGGTGTAACTGTTGGTGTTGGCGTTTTAGTTGGTGTTTTAGTATTTGTTGGTGTTTGCGTTGGTGTCTTAGTTGGTGTTTTAGTTTGAGTTGGTGTTTTAGTTGGTGTTTTAGTTTGAGTTGGTGTCTTAGTTGGTGTTGGCGTTCTAGTATTTGTTGGTGTTGGTAGTGGGGCAAAATTTGCAGTTAGACAACTACGTATTTGCGACATTCCGAGCACCGTATTAGTTGAATTAGTTTCTAAAGTTGTTATATATGGGTAGTTTAAGTTAATTGTATAAATTGTTCCGTCGTTTTGTGTAATATAGATGTTTCCACTATCTTGGAATATCCCCTGTAAACTACTCATTGGTGGAGTTACTGGAATATCTACCTCCAATGACCCTGTTGTATAATCATATTGAGTTATATAGAAAGTTGCGGTACTTTGTTGAAGTGAACTAATTAATAATTTATTAGTATCTGTTACTATTAAATCATAATTATATAATCTACTAGGATTAAGTGAGAACCTCTCCGTAATAGTATTTGAAGCTAAATCTAAAACAACAACTTTTTTCGATGTATTATCCGCCGATACTAAACGATCCACACCAAAATATGAAAGACCACCCAATAGTGTTAATGTATTAAAATCATACGCAGAATTATAGGTTGCCGTAAAAGGTGATAAAGTTATATCCCACTCAGACACCACACCACGATGAATTGTATATAACTTACTTGAGCTATGAGCTATATCATTAGCGGTTACAAATCCCGGTATTGGTAAAAGTATACTTGTATTAGTAGAATAATTGTACGATGACACTAATTTATCGTTAGTTAAATATAATACATCACATTCTCCAACACTTATACTACCAATAGTTGGTGTGACTGTTGGTGTCTGAGTATTAGTTGGTGTGAGGCTTGGACAAGGAGATTCAACTAATAATGTTTGGAATCCGCTATCATCCGTAATACAAGTAACGCCTCCGGCATAGTTAATCCATTGAGATGCGTTTCCAATAGGTAATGCGGTGTCTAATGGTAAGAAAGAACCCGCAAGACCTAAAGTATCACAAAATACAACCCATACAGTACCATCCCAATAAATAGAATAATCATTTAAAGAGAAAGGAAAGTTGGGGAATATAAAAGTGAATGATCTTTTACCATTAATAGTTGGACCTTCAATAGGTGTGGCAATTCCACATTCCGATGAAACATAAAAATATTGACAAAGTGAATTACTAGTTGGTGTGACTGTTGGTGTCTGAGTATTAGTTGGTGTGACCGTTGGTGTTTGGGTTTTTGTTGTCGTAACTGTTGGTGTCTGAGTATTAGTTGGTGTTTGGGTTTTTGTTGGCGTTGGTGTTGGTAAGGCCGCTTGTTCACAAGCTCTACAGTCAACTCCATAAGGACCGGCTATTACCGTAATCGTAGTATTTGTCGGTGGAATTTCCGTTAAATCCACTAAAAAACAATCATTATATGAACTTGTAATACCCCCAATTGAACCGACTGAATATGCTACATCATCATCTATGAAATATGAGAATTCTCCACCAACCACAACTGAATTATTACTTCTTATTATCATACTAGTATTCGTAGGAGTATAAAGATTTTCAAAAGTTTGTAATAAACCACCTGAACTATCTAAAATAAATGAACCATTATCATTATTTAATTTACCTGATATTAAGATACTACCCTCATTTAATTGTAATATATCCGCAACACCACCACCAATACCCAACAAAACAGCATTAGCATTAAATGAAGTATCAATACTACCATCTATGTTTAATCTGATTAACCCATTATAATTATCCCCATTATATTCAGTAAAGTTACCACCAACTAATATCTGATTATCGGATTGTATTTTAACAACTCTAACCGTATCATTAAAACCGACCCCTACATTAAATGATGTGTCAATTGTTCCCCCACTATTTAATCTAACTAAACCTATGCGAGAATTACTGTCAAAAGTTGTAAAATCACCACCAACTAATATTTTACCATCGGTTTGAATCGCTATTGAATATACGACACCATTAAATCCTGTACCCATACCTGTCATAAATGACGAGTCTGTTTCACCACTACTATTAATTCTCACTAATTTCGGCGCCGATGCAGTATTATAAGTGGTAAAAGCACCACCGATTAATATTTTGTCGTCTGTTTGTGTTCTAATATTATATGGTGTTCCCCCAATAAATCCGGTGCCGGCAGAAAATGAAGTATTAATTGTCCCATTAGTATTTAAACCAACAATATTGGCAGACAACGTACCGTTATACCCTGAGAATGATCCAATGGCTACTAACTTTTGATTAGATTGTTCCGCAATTCCGTTAAAATAATATGATGGATTAGTAAAAGAATAACTATAAAATATTCCTTCAGTACCACCAATACCACCAAAAGTATTCATTCTAACAATATTACCAGTTGTCACGTTTCCATTATACGTATCAAAACCACTCCCAACTGCAATTATATCACCATTACTTAATTTTATAATTGAATTAATAATAGGGTTTTCACCTAAAAATCCAGTCCGTCCATTATTAAAAAATTGGTCATAAACATATTCGTTGTTTGGTGATAAAATTAGATTGTAAATTACTCCATCAATTAACGGCTCAGTTGTCGATGCGGTGAAAGATAAAGTATTAAAATTACAAGGTATAAGACTATAAGTATTAGGTTGAGGTTCCGATGTTGGTGTTAACGTTGGTGTTAACGTTGGTGTTAACGTTGGTGTAGCCGTATTTGTTGGTGTTAACGTAGGTGTTTTTGTATTCGTTGGTGTTAACGTAGGTGTTTTTGTATTTGTTGGCGTTAACGTAGGTGTTGGTGTTTTAGTTGGTGTTGGTGTTGGTATGGGTTCTGATCCACACGCAGGACAATCATCATGAGGTCCACTTATTGTCGTTGCGGTATAACTTGCGGTTGTTTCACATTCTAATCCGGTTACGGTATAACAACCGCTTGAGGCTTCAGTATAAATACCCGCTATTGCTCCGACCGTATAAGTCCCAACATTATCTGTTATTGCACTAAAAGTATTCCCAATAACAACTCTATTGGGTTCTCTTAATATCATACTGTCGCTCCAAACACCACCCCCACCAGGGTCTACGATTACCTGTAATAGACCACCGTTAGGGTCAATAATTGCTATGTTTTCGTTGTTTCCCGCAATGGGAAGTTTCCCCACAACTAAAATATTACCATCGGTTAGTTGTAAAATATCACTTACCAACGGACTTCCCCCTATTGTAAAGGGAGGGATAAAAGTGAAATCTTGAGTTCCGTTAGATTCCAATCTAATTAACCCTGCATTAGTAATGCCACTATATTCCGTAAATACACCACCGACTAATATCTTACCGTCAGTTTGTATTTTAACAACTCTAACATCATCATTAAATCCTGTACCCACATTAAAAACCGGATCAATTAATCCCACGCTAGTTAGTTTAGCTAAACGACTACGAGATGAACCATTAAAATTGTCAAAAGTACCCCCAACTAATATTGTACCATCGGTTTGAATTGCTATTGTATTGACCGCACCCGAACCGAAACCTGTTCCCATGTTTGTAACAAATGATGAGTCGGGAGTTCCGTTAGGATTTAACCTTATTAATCTATTTGAATTTACCCCGTTATACGTTGTGAAATCACCCCCTAATAATATTTGGTCATTTGATTGTACTTTAATATTAAAAACTCTACTATTAAACCCAACCCCAGTAGAAAATCCGGAATTTATTGTTCCGTTAGAATTTAACCCTACAACATTTCCAAATGGAGTACCACTATATGAACTAAAACCGCCACCAACAATTAATGTTTCGTCAGATAATTCACCTATAAAGACTCCAAGACTACCAAGACTACCCCCACTAAACCCGAAACGATAAAATGTTGGATCGATAACACCAGAATTACTCATCCTAACAATTTTCCACACCTCGTTGGAATTGTATCCGGTAAATCTACCTCCTACAATAATATCTCCGTTAATTAATTTTAAGATATTATATACTTGACCCCCAGAATTAAATCCAGATTCACCACTATTAAATGTTGTGTCATAAAAATATTCACCACTACCTACACCACTACCAAAATCTACATTATACACTTTATTACTTATTAATGGCGTTTCACTATATCCAGTATATATAATACCATTTGTACAAGAACTAAATTGATATATTGTGGTATTCGCACTTAGACATTCGGCGCAATCTTCATATCCTGAATATACAATCGTTGCCGCGATTTCTCCAGATGTTTTAGTAACATTAAAATAACACTCACCATTATATGTAAAAGATTCGACCCCACCCACCGCTAGATAGTAATAAATTTGGTCACCACCACAACATGGTTCCGCAATATATTGTTGGAGACCACATTCACTATCATTATATCCGTCATTTAACGCCTCAACACAACTGTTATAACTTGGTACACTATAAATAGTATTGTCTGAAGGAATACAAGTCGGGTCAATATTAGGGTCACAGATTCTTGTAAGACTATAAGGTTTACTACTAACAGAGTCAATAATTACTGTACCGGCGGAAAATGATGGAGACGGGATTATATAAAATGGTACTTCCGTTACACCATCACAACAAAGTGTAAATATCCAAACTTCAGTACAATCACCATAATCTGATATACATGTAGGACAATCATCTATTCCGTATTCAGGGTCATTATAATTAGCCACAGGTAAAATCGTTGTGGTAGTTTCTTCAGTACTCTTATAACACTTAGGACCGTTTCCATCATCGTATGTTACAATACCCCCATCTAAAAAGTTATTTGTGTTAATACTAAAAACAATTTCATTTAACTCAGTACAACAATCTACAAATACTCTCCATTCACAATGGTATACTGATGTACAAGTTGGGCAATCCACGTAACTAGGTTCATTGTAAAAATACTCTGACTCATCTTCTGAAGTAAATTCTGTTAATCCCCAACAAACATCCCCATAAACAACGATTTCACCTGTATTGAAATTAACTGTATTAATGGAAAATACTTTTGTTAGATTTTCATTACAACAAGCAGTAAATATGTAATTACATCCTTGTTCTGTAACGGCTATACACTCCGCACAATTTGCGTAAGTGGGGGACGTGAACGTAGCCTCAGGTGTTACTCCGTTTGTTGGTGCTACCGCATAATAACATTCCCCATTAATTGGATCCAAAACGGAATTAGTGGCAACCCAATTATTTTCTATTTCTCCTATTACACTAACGTTAGCACTGGCATTATTTCCAACGTATAAATTACCGTTTGCGTATGTTCCAAAGACAGAAGTATAACCAACGGTTATTGAGTTGTAAATTAAGTTTGTTGTTGTATCAATAACTACAATGTTATTTGACACCGCATTTCCAACATATAAATAATCGTTCGATGGGACATACGTTCCAAATTTTGGATTTGATATGACGTTTATTGTCGCGGCAGTTACATTTGTTAATGTATTAATTACCGTAACGTCATTTGAATTATTATTTCCAACATATAAACTATTGTTCGATGAAACATATGTTCCGAATTGAGGATCTGTTCCGACGTTTATTGTCGCCGCAGTTACGTTCGTTAATGTATTAATAACCGTAACGCTATTTGACGCTGAATTTCCAACATATAAATTATCATTTACTAACGTTCCAAAGGAAGGTTGAGCTCCTACATTTATCGTAGCCGCGGTCACATTTGTTGATGTATTAATAACCGTAACGTTATTTGTC